AGGCTCCCTTCCCTCCAGAACGTCAATCCAGTCCTGCTGGTGAGGGAATACTTCGTTACCTAAGAACTCTTTAGAGAACGTGGCGAAGTCTATGTTCTTGCCGTTCTCGCTACCTAGGGTGACCTTCATTAGGTCGGAACCCTTGGTTCGGGCTTCCTCTAGGTCTTTGGCGAAGCGAGCGTCTGTGAGCCACTTCTTTAGAACATCGGGCTTACGCCCCACCATGGCAATGGCGGCTCGCACCTCAATGCCATTCTCTACGTGGGCTATAACCTTGGACTTGTCTTCTCTTAGGCGTACCACATTATGGTGCTCTGCACCGCCCTTGGCTGCCATATGAAGTTATCCTATCTGGTTATTTCTTGCCTGTCTGTGAGTAGCCTCTTCCACCTTGCGTGGATGCTTTACCCTGAGTCTTTAATTTGTTTTTTACGCCAGTCTTGACTGGCATGGAAGGCTTGGTGGCGGAGATGCTCTTACCAATCGTCTTGAAGCCATCAGTACCCTTTGTTACCTTGGGCTGGCTGTAGCCACTCTTCTTTGCGTCCATTTTGCGGTCGGCGTTTACCTGCTTGGTTGTCGCTCCGTATGGACCCTGAAGCCCTTTTATAGAAACGGCACGCTTTGCCTTGGCTACGTCTTGCTTGTCACCTTTAGCCATTTGGCTCTCCTAAGTGGGTTAATTTAATTTAGCATCCACCGCTAAATCATGTCTAAATAAAATGATATAAAGAACTTAATATAAGAGCGCCGAAAGGCGCTCATAATAGCAGCCCCCAAAGGGCTGCTTTAGGTTGTTAAAGGCAGCCACAAAGGCTGCCATTAGGTTGTGTGCGCAAAGCGCACTTATGTTATTTTATCCTACATATATACTAACCCTGTTACAAAGGGACTGTAACGTTTCGTTACCAAATTGTTATAAACTATTTTTAAAGTCCTTATTCCAATGGGTTTTATTGTGTGCACCTATTACCAAAATACTGGAAAAAATATTTCATTGTAGTCATATAACATACCACCACACAACCTTAACAACTGGGGGGTCATAGAGATAATTGAAATTTCAACTAGTGACTAACGTGACATAACTAATTGTTATCGGGTACCCCTGCCGAACTGGGGACCCTTGGGGGTTTAGTTGAACATTCAACTACATTTATTTAATAGTTGAAAGTTGTACTACTTTGTACAGTCTCCCCTCTCCAATTGGGCGCACAACTGGGACACCTTGACGGGTTCCACATTATGAAAGTTTATAACGAATTGGTAAAGATGAAAGAAACTTGCCCAAATGGGTTGCGCCTGTCCCTGTCAGGTGCTAGGCTGGGGCACAGCCCCAAACGCTGGGGAAGGCAAGGAAAACGGAGGCAAGAAAATGCAGGGTTACTACAACAAAGAACAGACTTTGACAGTCTGCCCAGATTGTCGGGCATTGTTTGAGGGTGAAACTTGGACAAAGTTTCCCAATAACTTTGAGGCAGACAACTGCACCGAATGCTATTCTGAAATTGGAGGTTAACCAGACCGAAACCCCGCAAGGGGTCGCACCGTGAGGCGGTGCCTGATGAGGTCAGAACAAACAGGAGGCAAGACAATGTTAGAGCAATGGCAACAAGAGGAAATCCAAGAGTTAATCGGGGATTTCGTAAGCGGTAAACAGTCAGGATACCTAAGCGACTTAATCAATGAACTTGTGGACGGATACGCCCCAATCTATTACGGGGACATCATTAAGGAATGGCAGGAGATGCCTAGCGAATACGACAACAGGGGAGCAGCGGAACTAGGAGCAAGTGACGGGGCAGGTATTCAGGACTTAATGCAACTTGACCTATACTTGTACTACTCCGAACAGGTACACACCTACGCCCAAGAATACGCAAAAGAAAATGACATTGACCTAGACGGGTTGGGGTAACGGTATGAATTGGCTAACCCTAGATTTCCACCTAACCAATAGCGGAATGGAACTATACACACATTGGCTAGAGATAGCCGTCCCCGCTCGTACTATCTACCTAGCCTTAGCAATTTGGGCAGGGCGCAAGGCATACAAGAAACTACAAACAAGGAGAACAAACTAATGACTACGGCACAAATGGCGCAACTAATCGGACGTGAGGGGCTACTAGCCACTAACGGGCTACAAGTTGCGGTCAAGATTACAAATGTAAAGCAATCCTACGGACGGACACGCTACACGGTGACCCCGTTACACGGGCACGGCACGGCAACGGTAGAGGATTTCAGGGTGGAGGTAGTGGGGTAATGAATAGTTTCTATTCGTGGGTTTTAATCCTATCCCTTGCAAGTTTAATTTTCTTAGCAGGAAAAGATAGATAACAAACTGATAACAGAATGGTAAAGATTTAGTAAAGACTTTTCAATAGCCTTGACACCTGTCAGGGACACCGATTAACTAGATACAACAACGAAACTATGGAGGTTTCAAATGAACAGCACGACAGGATTTGTAATCCTTGACAAGGTAACAGGCAAGATTCTGGCAACTCTCCCACTAACTATTCCTATCGGGGCAACGGTGGAGGCATACACAAAGGCAGGACACAACGTGTCTTGGGGTTGGGTAGAGGAGACAGCATAATGATTACAGTACGCCGACTACCCCACAATGGGGCGTTAGAACTAAGCGCAATGGTACGAGACACGGCAGGGTGGGGCGTGTGGCTAGAACACACAACTTACTACGGCTACAACAAGACAGAGGCTAAGCGGAGATTCCGTGAACACCTGATTCACAATCACTATGTGTTAGTAAATGACTAGGTTATGGAGGTAACCGCAATGAATAAGACACCGCTAGTAGGCAAGCAAGTAACCATAGTCTGTGACGAGGCTACGCTACAAGAACTTTACAAGTTAAATGACCACCAATGGGATAACTTTAATGAGGGAGAGTTTATGTTCTTTATCGGTGAGGTAGAGGACACCGAATTGAATGATGAACAAATGGAATTTTATGGAAACGAGGTGAACTAATGGCAACGATTACAACGGTAACTAAAGACGAGGTACTAACTACCACTACCACCTATGAAATTAAAGATGAATCTTTATGGACAGGGATTTGGGGTAGTGGATTTGAGAATGACCCCGTAGCCCGTAACTGGTTTATGTCCCTTGAATTTATTGAGGGTGACTGGGACACGCCAGGTGTGGCAGAGGTTAAGTATGTGGACGAGAAAGACACAGAAGAGGGTTGGAATCAAGACAAGTGGCTAACTAAGCGACTAACTATTGACGATTTAGTTAAGGCTTTCCAATTCGCTATGACCGAGGGTTACAGCCACGTCCCTTGCGGTGGGGCTATTGACCTAGACACCGAGAGGTGGGACGGGTGTGTTGGTGACATCATCATCCAACTAGCCGTGTACGGCAAGGAGGTGTGGGCATAATGCAATACCACTATGTAGTAGTTTATGATTCACTCTCTAAAAAATGGGAGGTAGATTCGGAAACCGCTTGGACGGTGTTCAATAACGGTTACTTTTTTAATACAGATACGCAAGATTGGGACGTGCCTGACGATTACTTAGAGGCATACCAAGAGGATTACTCTGACAAGAGTGATGAACTATTTAAGATACTAGAACAAGTGGAGGAAACTAATGAAACTATTTAACAAGCAACAGCAAGACGTGTTCGCACGATTAGATGAACTAATGGTGCGTATGGCAAGTGACGAAACGTATGACGAATACATTGTAATCAGAGGAGGTATGAACAATGGATAACGAACAAACTTGGAGAGGTGAGGCAATCTCTTGGCACGCAACTGACCTTTACGAAATGGGTTACGTCAAGAGTGAGGACGAATGGAATGAATTTTGTAAACTATTATGTGACACGGTTCAGATACAACTAGAGGGGGCAACCAATGGGTGACAGATTTAGTTTCGGTGTTGTAGATGAGGGCGGTGACGTGTTGTATCTGTACTCTCATTGGGGTGGTGACACGTGGCACAATGACCTTAAGGGTGCTATCTGGAAGGCAGGTATCAGGTCTAAAGCCCCTGACTATGCCAATAGAATCCTTATCTCTCACCTAATCGGAGATAGTTGGGATAGAGATAGCGGTTTTGGATTTAGTATTAACAACGCAACAGATACAGAGTATGGATACATACCTATCGTGGACTTTCACAAGAGCACGGTTACATTCTATGAATTTAAGGATGAGTTAGGTGATGCGATACTTAAACTTTCAATCCTTGATTACATAAGTACGGATGATGAGATACACGCTATGTTGCGCCACGCACAGGATGCACTAGAGGAGGCTAGACCTGATGTCACCGTATGAATTAGATGATGATGAGATACACACCGTATACACACAGGATGTGTATGTATGTAAGCGGTGTGGATTGAATGACCCCTGGCACGCTTGCGAGGGGAGACCAGACAATGAGTGACACAATGCACTGTGATTGGGTATGGCAAGATACCCGTGACGGTTACCACTATTGGACTTGTAATGAGCACGGCTGTGTGGATTCAGAAGAGATAGAGGTGGACTTAGATGAGGAATGAAGTAAAGTATCCCAGGTATGACGGCACACAGAACTGTGCACGTATGGGTGTGGATGTGTTCTATCAGGACTATGACAACAAGACCACAGCGCAGGAGGTAGCAGACTTAAAAGAGTTTTGTTCCAACTGTAACATCTTGGTTGAGTGTGCAGACTACGCTATCAAGCACGAGAAGTATGGTTTCTGGGGTGGTACTACACCGTATGAGAGACGTGTTATCCGCAACAAACTAAACATTAGATTGAATCTACCAGAGAATGATTGGACTAAGAAGTAATGGTAATTAGTACAGTTGAGAAAGAGACAGACGTATACGAGGAGATACACGTTGAGGTTGAACCTGACCACGCATCTGTATTTCTGGGTAACACCCATTTCTTTATGCACCGCAAGACATTTGAACGCTTGCTATTCACAATGCAGGGTGCACTACTAGAGGAAGAAGTGTTAGGTAGCCTATGAGTTTCATACTATTCACAGCGTGTGTTGCACAGGCAGTAGTAATCCGCAAGTTGTGGCAAGAAAACAAGTGGCTTACAGACCTGATTCGTAACAGATGAGGACACGTAAGAAAGAACTAGAGGCTATTGCAGATGTCCTTGAACAGGAGCATCACGACGTGGTGTATCTGGCAGAGATTATCTGGAAGATGATAGATGAGATGCGCCGTGACCGTGAACTCTACGTAGTAGGTGTGAACTATCAAGGTGTCGGACAGTTTCTATTCGGACCGTATGAGTCAGACACAATGGCTACTAAGGACTACGAGGGACGAGGTAACATCCGTGCTCTCAAGCAAGGTGATGTAGCGAAGGTGTTTAAACTACTTGTACCTAGCAAGGTACTTGCAGATAGTGACGAAGTACAAGGAGATTTATTTGACATGAGGTAGAACTCATGAGAAAATAAGTATGGCTGTCATGGTTGAGCGGTGATTTTTTCACCTCCATGTTTCATCACTGCTCCCATGACACGCCGTGTACGATTTGACAACCACCATAACATGGACTATAACTTAACAACACAACAACATAAGTTCTGCTAAGGCAGAACCAATAATAGGTTCGCCTTTAAGGGCGAACATTAGAAACAGAGGATAAATGATTAAGGTGAATGGGTATGAGTTACCCACACACGTGAGCCATAGCCAGATAGGTACATACAATTCTTGTGGTTACAAGTATTGGTTGTCCAAAGCATTGGCTGTCCCTGAAGGACAGACATGGTGGTTGGCTGGTGGTGTTGCAGTTCACGAAGCAACCGAAGCCTATGACCGTCAACTCTGGGAAATTGAGGGACGATAATGGAACAACAAGAACTAACCCTTACAGGTGCAACACCTGAAGAGTTGTGGTTACGGTACTGGGAAGAGAATTTAACCCGTCAGCGTGCCGTACAGGGGCAGGAAGACACATCCACGTGGCGTGCTGGGGGTCGTGCAACCATAGCCAATCCCAACAAGGAAGACGGGGACTGGTGGCAAGCCAATGGCTTGAGCATGGTAAACAACTGGGTTAGTTTCCGCAATGCGGAACACAACCTAGAACTATGGGTCACACCACAGGGCGTACCTGCCATTGAACTTGTATTCAACATGAACCTAGATGGTGTCATGGTTAAGGGTGCACTTGACCGCATGATGGTGTTACCTAACGGTGACCTTGTAGTGCTGGACATCAAGTCAGGTGCACGTATGCCTTCGTCAGACTTTCAGTTGGGTATCTATGCGGTAGCCATGGAGGGAGTGTTCGGTATACGTCCTAAGTATGGGTTATACTGGGACGCACGTAAGGGCACAACATCAGAGTTAATCAACCTAGATAAGTGGACACGTGAAACGGTGTCAGAAATCGTGGGAATGTTTGACAAGGCACGAAGGGCTGGTATCTTTATACCTAACTTTGACCACTGCAAGATGTGTAATTTTACCAACGATTGTAAGTATCAGAATGGAGATAAGTAATGGAAAAGAACTACGTTGTAAACGTAAAGACAAGCAAGGGTACAATCATCACAGCACGTGGTGACAGTGCCGAAGAACTAATTGCTAACGTCAATGACTTGATAGCACAGGGTGGACCTGATGCAATCAGCACATTAGAAGAAGCATTCACTGGTGTATCAGCACCACGTGTACTAGCAACAGACCCAGTTGCTATCATTCAAGCCTCACTTGGTGGGGAAGTTGTACCAGAAGTACCAGCGTTTGCACCTAAAGCACCGCCAGTACAGGCATCAGCACCTAGCGGTAGCGATAAGATGTGCATTCACGGTGCAATGGTTAAGCGAACAGGCAACGGTGCTAAGGGAGAATGGCGTGCATTCTTCTGTCCAACACCTAAGGGTACTGCAGACCAGTGCTCACCAACGTTTGCTAACCGCAACACACCAGAGTGGAACAGTTTCTAGTACCGAGTTACTAGGAAAACATAACTGAATATAGGTCTGTATTGCTGGAGGGGAAGCCAGTCAATACGGATAGGGGTGTAGGTCAGAAAGCCTACATGTGGTGCAAGTCCACACATCCCACGCTTAACAAGGAGGACAAATGAAAACATTAAGCCGTTCGGTAGGACGTTCGGACATTGGTGGCGAACCAATGCCGTCAGTATTTCGCACGTTTGAAGAGAACAAGATTATCTTTAGACGTTCAGAGGTATCACTAATCGCAGGTACACCTGGTGCTGGTAAGTCAACGCTTGCCCTAGCACTAGCCCTACGTATGCAAGCACCAACACTGTACGTGTCAGCAGATACCAATGCTCACACCATGGCAATGCGCTTGTATTCCATGATTGAGGGTGTATCACAGACAGATGCAGAGAAGATTATCTCCGAGCAACCTGACCTAGCCAAGCAGAAGTTGGCGCAAGCCAAGCACATCTACTGGTCATTTGATTCATCACCTAGTTTAAACGACTTGGATGATGAGGTAACTGCACTAGAAGAAACACTTGGCGAAAGCCCTGCACTAATTGTTGTTGATAACTTAATGGACATTAACATGGACGGTGGCGAAGAGTTTGGTGCTATGCGTAGTGCGCTCAAGGAACTTAAGTATCTGGCACGTGATACGAACGCCGCTGTTGTGGTACTGCATCACACTAAAGAAGGATATTCTGGTACGCCATGTCAGCCTAGGTCAGCAGTCCAAGGAATGGTTAACCAACTACCAGCCCTCATTCTTACGGTGGGACAACAAGATGGAATGCTTGGTGTTGCCAGTGTCAAAAACCGTTATGGTAAGGCTGACCCTTCGGGTAATAACCCAGTGTGGTTGCAGTTCTTGCCAGAATATATGTTCATTGCAGACCTAGAGGATGCACGATGAACAGAACTGCATCATACGAAGGCAAGATTGAATACACATATCAGTGGATAAAGAAGAATAGTAATTGGCTTCCAGTAGATGCTGACAGTGAGTATGACAGAAGAGTAATACAGTCGCTACTTGCCATGATGGGCGTGCAACACGCTAGTGATTGGAAAGTTGTACGTGCTGCCGAATCAGGTGAACCATTTGATTACAATAAAAGAAATAGTTTTAGTGGTAACGGTATCTTAAAAGGAAAAGCAAAGTAACATGACCTTTGATTACGTAAAGTCCATGACTGAGGGTCACAAGTATGGTGACATAGTTGCGGAGCGATTACGTTTAAACGGCGTACGTTGTACAGTGCCTGACTTGTACATAGTTGTTT